CTTCACAGGTTCCGATTGTAAGATCGTCCGGTAGAGTGTTAATGGAAAGATTCCTCTTAACATAGGTATCCGCTTTGAATGCCGTCTTACCTTCATAGATGTTTCCGTCAATTTCAATGCTGGTTACCTGCGCCTCTTGAAGTATGAAGTTTACTGTATACGTGCATGAAATAAGTTCATTATTCAGTATTCTAGTGTTAGTTATTGTACTTGTGTTAGACAGGAATGTAAAAATAGTGTATCCACCGTCAATGATTTTGTTATTGCTCAAGGTCAGATGATCATTGTTGTATACATTTATAAAAGCCGTTAGTGTTGTGGTGTCCTTACAACTGCTCATTTTATTGTTGTCAAATTCAATGTAGGTATTGCGGAAGTTCAACCCCCACGCAGAAGAACGAGTAATATTAACTAGTGTATTGTTTTTGATACTCGCCATCTTTATTCCACGCAAAGACAAAAATCTCAACGTGCTATCTATTGTATTGTTTGTCACGTTAAGGTTATTAATCTTGTCCAGGTTGCTTGCGTTAGCATCATCCATGTACAAGGCATAAGACCCACTGGCATTTTTAATAACGTTATTCGTGATCCAGATATTTTTCACGTCAATTATTTGGCTGTTCGCAATAGCTACTACCCCCACAGAACCGCCAATATTATCCAAGGTGTTATTATTTATTCTAATATTTTGTAATGTCGCCCAAGTTTGTTCCGGTTCGAAATCTATAGCGCCGGGCATATCCGATCGGGTAGTATTCTTTATCGTGCAATTTTCAATAAGAACATTAACTCCAGTCAAAAAACTAATTGCCTGCCGATTATTTTTATCTACTCCATCAAACGTGCAATTAATAATCGTCACATTTTCCACCCAACTCTGTAGAAATGCCGATAAATCGGAATTTGCCAAAGCTCCTATGCAAATAGCGTCACCACTCCACCCCTTGAAATTGCAATTCTCAATTAAGAGATTTGTGCAACTTTCAATGTTAATTAGATGGGATTGTTCAAACCAGGTAGCCCCAGGTTTCTCAAAATTAAGATTTCGAATTGTGATATCTCTAAGGTTATCGTTAGGGTCCGTAACTGCTGTTCGCAATGCTGTGTCAAAGATAAAGCAGCAATTTTCATCAGCTTGTATAGTAGCGCCGTTTCCTTCGATAGTCATCCCGCTTTTCGGCCTGATTCCATCGCTAAGACGAGAGGCATTGCTTAACACGGGTTGTTTACCAGACACTTTAAACACTGCGCCCTTTTGTAGTGTTATCGTCCCTTTTGTCATACTGTCTATGGCTTCCTGAAATATGTCCGTGTCGTCCCCGCCTGTAGGCTTGATCGTCACCGTATCCGCCAACTGTTCATCAATCTGGTTAAACTTAACTTGCACCGCAGCGTCAGTAATCGGCGCTAATATCGTAGGATCAATCTCGTTTGCACCCACTGCTCCAGCCTGAATCATTCTGCGGCTTACTGATAAGTTAGCCATTTTACCTTCCGTGATTGTAAAGTTAGCAATCTTCGCCGCTGTAACCACCATATCCGCAAGCTTTGCCAGCGTAATACTTCCGTCTGCAATCTTATCCGCAGTGACCGCAAGCGCCGCAAGTTTTGCGTTTGTTACAGCCAGGTTGCGAAGGATGCGCGTTGTGACTGATTGATCTGGTACAGGAAGTTCAAATGATGCTAAAAAGTTAGTGAACTCGTCATAGTTTGTATTAATAGCTACAATCATGGCCGCAATCGCGGGGTCTATTACGGACGCATCTGCCGTAACTCCTGCGGTGGTGTTGGCGTAAAACGGTGTAATCTGACTGTTGTCTACGTGTCCCATGTTAACCCCCTATTCCCGATGCCGTTCCTTCCAGTTTGTACCGGAGGATGGTCATAGGCTCATTTCGATCATTTTTGAAGAACACTTGCAAGTATTTTCCCTTCTTGTGAATCTTTTTGCGTTTGGCTTGGTTCACATTGTCCGTGTACTGGATGTTCGCCCATTGTCCCTCATTCCATGCAGTGACGTTCCACACGAATATTTCCGTTCGTAGCGCATTGTCAGCGTTAATCGCTCCTGCGCCATAGACGATCTTGTAATCCAACGAAGAAGGAACATTCCACATCTGGGCTTCTACGATTAAGTAGTGCCAATAGGACGATTCCCCGCTAAACTCTGCACTCAGTAGCCCCGTGGAAATCTCCATTTTCACCGTGGTTCCGCTGCTCTTTGCGACTTGATCCCAATCGGTGTACAGGTTCTCGTCAAAGTGGTGCAGGTGTCCGGTCGTGTTACCGAAGTACATAGAACCCTCAAACTCTGTGAGCGCCTTTGTAGACCACGGTAAGCGCCATACGTACCATTCTTGATTCTGTGTATCGTAATTGAACACGTAATGCGTAGTGTCGCGGTCAATGGCTACCTTGAGTCGTCCAGTGATATTGTCGAATGATGCGACCGCAGCAGCTTTTTCCGCATCAGTGAATCCGTATTTATTGAAATCAATCTTATTGTCCATCAGATTACGTGTGCTGTACTGCCGTGTACCGGATGTTTCCACGTTGTCGATACCCGTATCAAAGATTTCGTTAACTCCGTTGTCAGACATGTAAGCGATGGTCTGCTGACCTGTTGGGTATGTGATCTTTGCGAATCCACGCGCTGAAACGTTGCCGTTATTGGTGTTAAGGTATTGGTTAGCCTTAAACGGTGTATCTGTTGAAACGCCATCGTCAAACGTCTCACCAGTGATTACACCCCATCCCCTGCGCATAGGGATTAAGCATAGACCGCCGAATGCAATGCCCGGACCCGTTACATAGTCGTTATCACGGATGAACCGGAAATACTGCACGCCTCCAGGGAAATAGTCGTAATGATAGCGTTTAGAGTACCACATGAGGTCTGTTCCGTCCGAAACGAACACATGACCCGTAAACACCCATACGTATTTCAATCCTCTAGCATTGATCGTTGACAATGTATTCGCTGGTAATGGAGTCAAGTCGTCTGTCGCAGGTACAACGTTCTTAACTTCTGTGCCTGTGTATTGTTGCAAGCTGCCGCCACTGGTTAACAGTAAGTTTGAAACGTCTGCGAAGTCCGTATATCCCACTCCAAACACGTTAGAAGAGGTGAAAGCGTTGGTCATGGTCTGCGCTGTGAGTACGGCTGCGGAATACTTGTACAGTGTATTCCCCGATACCGCGAATAGGTCAGGCGCTACGCTTGACGCTGACGCTTTGTAACTCATGAGGTGACTGATACTTGCACCTAGTGCCGAAGTGGTCACAGGGACGCTTCCAGGACGCTTTCCGATGGTGTTGATGGACTTGAGACAGGCATCCAGTGCAAGGCGGTGTGATCCTTCCGGTAACTGTCCAGGATTCATGCTGGTGTTCATGCCCAAGGAAGGCGTAATCTCTAGTGCGAAAGGTACTTCTGCCATAGTTACACCTTCCTACTGTAGAAATACTTTGGTGTAACCATACTTGGCACAGGGCCTCCGCTCGATGTTCCGCGACCTTCCATGTTCGCCAGTTCAACAATTTCCCAATATCCGTCTGCCAGTCCGTAGTAATGGTTTGCCAAGTCTTTCGCAGACGGTCTGCTCTCTAAGATCAACCCAGCCACAAAGTAACACAACCCCATTGACCCCACGTCTGGAAAGTCTACACGGCTTTCTAAGGACGCTATGGTCCCAGGGTAAGCCAAGTATTGCAGGATGTGATTACCTGCCGGGAGCGGGTTCGTGGCCAGCGCATAGCCCTTGATATGAATGTTTACATTGGTTGCTTCTCTCCACCAACCGCGAGTATCTGCAAAGGATACACGTTTCTGCATATCTCTTCCCTGTGGGTCAAGGATTCGTAATGGTGCGTACATGTTGGTGATGGCGTTACCGCCTATGGTGAAAATTTGATAATCATCGGATGAAATATAAAGTGCATCAGAGTCGCGTTCTTGATACGCCAGTCTTGCGAGCTTCCGCAGCCCTTGGTTCAGGTACATGAAGATATTGGAGTTTTGTTCTGCTGCTCCGTCTCCGATTTCCTCCAGGTACGATTCAACGAGCTTTTTGATTGTGGGTACTAGGTCCGAAGCGTAGATCATGGGTTCACCTCCTACTGATAGTTCGTCACTCTGCGTACAGAGGTTTGTTTATGCTTGCGTTGCATTTCCACTTTGAATTGCGCTCGGCGCTGCTCCCATACAGCAAAGTAACGTTCAATCAATGACGTATTGACATTCTCAATGTTCGGAAGAGAAAGAACCATAGCCGCCGCATATGTGGCAAGCACGTCATGGTATCGCGGGTCAATGTCCGGTACATCGTCTTCATTGAATAATTCGTCCGGGTATTGGTAATAATTAAGTGTGACAACCTTACTCTCCTGCGGTTCTGGACGTAAAAACAGTTCGGAGCCGTAGATATAAAACCCGGTTTCGTAGGAATCAATGTCGGTTAAGGTGTAGTTGCAGTTATCTGGTGCCACTAAACTAATCGGTTCTTTGTAGTTTGTTGGCAAGTCATAATTCTTCTGACCGGGAATAAGTGTAACAGCCACACTTGCTTGTATACGCGCATCCGCTGCGATCATCACCAGCGCTTCATTGATCAGGTTTTTAATGTGATCCCCATCATTGTAGACAAAGTTAATGTTACGCATCGTACGCGCCTTGATATCGCCTAAATTCATTGTGTACCCCCTTATGCAAAGGCATCTTTCAATAATGGCTTATAGAGCATGTCAGCCATGCTATGGGCCATGTCTTCCGTCTTGCGTTCTTGGTCGCGCTCGCGGATAGCGTTCAGCTTGTCCAGTTCCGCAAAAGCATTGAAACGCTCCGGGTTAATCCGCTGCATATGTAGCACGACACGCGCGTCCAGTTCGTTCCAAGGCACAGTCATGGCGATGTATTCCTCTTTGTTGTAAGCATCCCAAGCAATGATCTGGTGACGTTCGCGGTCATAATCAAAGTCAATCCGCAGGATGTTCGGGTCCAGTTCTTGCAAACGCTGTTCGATGTTGTATAGGTCATATTGGGCCATTGTAGATCCTCCTAAGAAAAATAGGAGGGCCGTGAAGCCCTCCATTAATTGATTAAACGTTATATCCGGTAGCTTCAATCAAGTCGAGCAGCGCAACGTGCGCATTACGTTTGTACGTAACCAGTGTTTCGTAGCAGAACATAGTAGCAGCGTACTTGTCATACCCAGGAACTGGAGCCAGTGCAGCACCCTTGTCATCTTCCATCCATTCGAAATCAGACAGTTGATAAAGATCAATTTCAGAAGTGTCCATAAAGTGCATGCGGTTGGATTCGTGGTAACGGTCAACCGCCATTGCACGTCCATCCCACTCCAGAACGTCATATCCGCCCTCTAGCTTCATCGGGCTAGTGTAGCGTACATTCTGCTGTAGAAGCGCTTCAAACGCTGCACGAACGCCATAAGATGTGGTGATAAGGTCAATCTTTCCTCCATCCAACTCGGAAGTATCAGCAGCTTGTCTCATAAGCGGCAAAGCCAAGGCGCGCGGTGTACCAGAGTTAGAGATAACACCCGGTTTCCAGAAGGAGTTACCCGCTACGGAAGGGTCAATCCCTTGCAATGTAAGCGTAGGACTCATGATGCCGCCAATACCCATTGCTTCAACGTTGTAATCGCCGTTCAGCACAACAAAATCAGTAGCGGCAGTTGTCACAGCAGCTCCGTCAATGGTGATCGTTTTAGCAGAGCGGTTCACTGCGGTAATGTTACGTCCTGACACGGTAACCGTACCGGAAGAGTTGACGATATCTACTTTCATGCCTTCTTGCAGATACTTGATCTTATCTACAGCCAAGGTGTTTACGGTAGTGTTCACTGCAAAAGTGGCAAGTTTACCAGTACCGTCACCGAACAGCGCGCGTGCACGTTGGTCTTTTAAATCCTTCATAAGACCTTTCATTTCAGACTCAACCGCACGAATAAATGCGCCTTTGTCATTACGCATGGCCTTGATGGTTGGACCAGTAATTTCAATACCGCCGTACAGGTACTTCACGTTGGCGGTAGAAGTCTTGTATTTCTGATTGCCAGCCGTAGGAAGTGCTGCACCCTCAGCACGGTATCCAATACCGTTGTTACGGCCTGTGTGCAAAGGTACATTGAAGTTCTTACCCGTGGCTTCCTGCTTGTTCTTGACCAGTTTAGCAATGACGTAGTTATCGTTGTTCAGCTGATCTACAACAGGTCCGGTATAATCCTCTTTGAGTACTGCGTTCGCTTGGGTTAAATCAAATGCCATGGTTATTTATCTCCTTATTCTCGCTGCATCGCTCTTGCGCGTGCCTCCGCGAATGTTTTAGGTCTATCACTTACTACCTGCCCTTGTGCGGTCTTGCCTGGGATCGTAGGGATACTTCCTTTGGACGATAATAGCTTGTTCATGCCGTCTTTCTCGGCGCTTTCCAGCTTCTTCTGCATTACGTCATACTGCATCGCCTTATACGCCATGTCGAATTTACGCTGTGCCAGTTCGCTATTCATCGGGTCTACGAAGATGTCGTTTTCGATCATGTATTTGTTTAATTCTTCTTTTGAAACGTCCTTGCCTTCAACAAACTGTTCAGCAGCTTTCCAAAACAGGTTGTTTACTTGCTCTTGTTGCTGTTTTGCCTCCAGTTCATCCCCACGCGCGGCCTTTTGCTCCAGTTCGTCAATGCGTTTCAGTACATCCGGTGGAACGTTTTGCTGTTCGGCGCGTTCGTTCAGCTCCTGGAGTTCAATCTGCTCCTTGAGTGTCATGACATCATCAATGCCGGACGTTTTTTGAAGGTATTCGGTCGCTTTGCGGTACGTGTCATAGTCCTTGTACTTCTCGGACGTTTCCTTTTCCCACTTCGCACGTTCCTCAGCAAGCGCCTTTTCGGTGGATTCTTTCAGCCGATGGGCGAAGGATTGCTGTTTAGTCACGTCTGCTTCACTGGTATCTGTGACAGAGGCGGTCTCTGTCTCAACGGCGGTTGCCGTGTCCTCAACGCTAGACGATTCCGAAGCGCTACCGATTTCACCTTCTACGTTATACAGTGGCATTCTGATTTTCATAATGTTTCCTCCTTGTGGGTCGGCGCAACTCCCACACTTAACGCCGGGATTTTTCCAAACAGGTACAGAGGGTAGGGATTACGACTCTCACGCAATCCCTGATTTTGTTTGTGCAGCTTGCATTTGCATCTGGCCTTTCATGCCTTCACGTTCCATGTTGTTGAAGTGATCCTGCATCTTCGTGGCACTCTGGAACTGTCTATCTTTATCGGCTTCGGCAGATTGTTGCTCCGCTTGCTGTTGTTGTGATGCCATTTCTGCTTGTTGCTGGGCAATCTGCGGGGCCATTAGCGCTTGTTCATGCTCGTCTACGTGCTGATCAATGATAGCCTGTAGTTCAGGCGATAACTCATCGTATTCCTGCGTTTTGCGGAACCGATTATGTACCTGAATATGGGTTTCATGATCATAGAAATCACGTACCGGAGGAAGCGGGACAGGTGACTGCGGCGGTGGCACAGCTTGAGTGAAGTCAATCCCCTGCGCTGCCGCTTGTTGTGCGGTCGCTTGATAGGCTTGCATCTGCTGTTGGTACTGACCTAGCAGTTGAACCGCTTGTTCATCCTCGAACAGCTTCATAAACGTGCGATTCTCCATGAGCGCTTTGTTCCGATCCTGCTCGGTATCGTCAAAGTACTCAACGGCAATAGATTCGCCCAGCATCCGAACCACTTTGCGGGAGTCAGGAAGCCCGGTAGCGGGATCATTGAACATGCCAGCGCCCCACATCGCCATAATCTTTTCGTCCTGCACCGCTTTAAGCGTAGGCATGGAAGACCCCGGCACAACATCTACCACTTCACCTCCTGTGAGGTCAGAACCGGAGAACGTAAAGGCTTCGATCTGCCCATTCTCGCCCACGATGGATAACTGCTGCTCTTCCGGGAAATGCTCTTTAATCAGTTGCAGGACTTTTTCGCCCCATATTTTAATACCGTCCTCATAGGACTGTACGAGTAAAGCGAGCTTGGTTTCGTCCTGTTCCACTTGAAGCTGTAATCCGCCTAATGTGTTATTGCCCTTCGGCGTAGCGCCTTGGCTGATCTCATGTGCTCCTGAAATGTCCTCAATGTCTGCCTCATCCCGCTCCATGGCGTTCTGCCATCCTGCATCCACGCTTGATCCCTGCACACGTTCTGGCTTCATGGAATTAATCGGGTTGTAGTGTACAATTCCGCCGATCTCATTGGTCAATTCATCATCGTCTACGCTGCCCTCAGGCTTGAGCCACATCGGGTTACCCATTTCCTCAAGGATACGGGCTTCTGCGGTGCGTTTGATGTTGTAAGACTTCTGCGGCGTGGTCATGTCGGTGACAATCCCTGTAGCTACGGCACATCCGGGAATTGGAATCGCTGGGAAGAAGATATAAGGGTTAAGTCCGGGCTTGTCCGTCTTGAGTAGTTCTTTGTCACCAGCCACTACAATGCGTCTTCCCTTGGGATACTTCGCACAAGGCAGTTCCCAGTAATCGTACACCATCGCGTGGTTTTTGTACTTCTTTTTGTCTGTTGGGCTAGAAACCGATTCAAACGTCTGTACAATGCTGATGTTAGATTCCGGTGTAACTTCTACTCCCCATGTTTCCTTGATTTCATCCACATCAGTAGGCGTTTCCTCGATGCTCCACTTAATGTCTTCCGGTGCCTCTACGGAAGGATCTACCTTGAGTGAGAGTTGATCTTTCACCTGTGTGATAATCTTTCCCGTCTTCATCGGTTCGGCGTCTTCCATTTCACTCACGTCAATGTCCTTACCCTGTGTCTTATCGACATATACCTTTAGAGCCGGGAAGCCATCCAGCAGCATGTGGAACTTTAGGCGCCGCGTGAGCGTGTCCATGTGGTTGTCGTCCCATTGATACCCCAGGTACTTATGACCCGCCTTAGCGACCTCTATACGGTCTGTGTCGTTGGTGTCTGGTTTGACCTCCAGCTTCACACGGTTCTTGCATAGCTTGGATAGCAGAGTAAGTATGCTCGGCTTGATCTTGTTAAAAGTCAGCCGTTTCTCTCCAGGACGTAACTCAGGAACGTATATGCGGTGCTGCGTCTTGTCGTATCCTATCCATTGCTGTGAGTTGTAGAAGCTGCGGTTGATCTGCACCTGACGGATGATCTGCCAGTTTGTCGCTTCCTCTGCCTTTTCTTTGACGAAGGATACACTGTCTTGCTTCTTTTTTTCCACGGAATCACCTCCCTACTGTATGTTTATTTCGCAATATAACTCTATCTGGGAAAGGAATTTGTATATCAAATAGGCTTTTGGCAGGTTCTTGTATGCTGTCCACATAAGCTTGTGCGCTTTCAGCTTCGACAAAGTGGTGACCCGCAAAGGAAATACTGCTATTGATTGTAATCACATCTATGTTCATTGCTCTCTAACCTTTGGTGGTCTGCCACCCTTGTTCTTTGGTGCTTCCAGGGGCTCCAGTGTGATGATATGACCGGGAACAGTTACCTCGTTGATCTCAAACGGCATGTAGTTGATATCCGGGAACTTCTCTGCGTCCGTGCCTTGGTTGTAAGCGTCCTGCTCGTCTTCTGCGGCTACATAGTGTTTAATGCGGCCCATGGATAGTTCGAATATTTTCATATGTCCTCCTTAGGATACAAATTCATCGTATGGTTTGACTTCTTCTGGCTGTTCGGCTTTCTTCTCGCGTACAACTTTAGCGGTATATTCGGAGAAGGTCGGCGCTTGTATGCGGTCTAGCAGGTCTCTGCGTTCTTTGTGCTGCGCTTCAATGTGGCGGTTATGTTCTTGCTCCCGGTAATAAATATATACCAATTGAGCGCCGATCACGCACGATAGAATGATGATGGTACTCATACCGCGTAATCTCCTTTCGCTTTCTTTCGTTTGGCGTTACGGTCTAACTTATTTATGTGATCTTGAATTTGTTCAATCTGTGTTGGGTGAACCTTTGTTATGATCTTATTCGGTGACGGTCTGCTCATGAGTCCGTACCGCAGCGCATCGGGTGCATGGTCTAACGGGTGGTCTTCGATATCCTCCGGGTTATGATCATCTATAATCATGGCTGGCAGTGCTTCGATTAACCCTCGGCAGTTCTTGAATATCTTTAAACGTGCATTTTTATGTGTTTCACCCGTTACCGGATCTACATCCTCATACACATGCAGCCATTCCCGGATTCGCTTCCAACCGTTCACCCGTTCTTTCGTGGCTTGCATCATTGGGATGCCATGCTCCACGAACACCTCAAACGGCGACTTACCATCTGCTTTCCCTTTGTTCCAAAACGATGTATCCCCCACGCTGTATGCGATCTTCTCGTTATACGTGAGTTCATTCGTCTTTGTTGCTTGCTCGCTGGATAGTAGCTTTGACTTTATGAACTCCCGGTAAATGTAACAATTCCCGTCATGATCGAGTGCCGCCCATAAACACACATAAGGATCATTGTAACCCTCGTCCATCATGCGGAACCTTTTCCACTCACTCGGCAGGATAAACGGTTCTACAACGTGTATAGCGCGGCTAAACTCACTAAAGAATTGCCCTTCCAGTGCGTCCCAATCTCCGTCTAACAGTTGTCGTCTAAGCTTCTCTTCCATCGTCATGAGTTTTGCTTCGTAATCATCGTCGATGTACTGATTATCACTGAGCTTTGCCGGGATGAATATCCTGCGGGTTAAGACAGGATTCCCTTTCAGGAAGATGGGCTGTTCATCATCGTCTAGCTCCTGCACATCATGTGTCTGTTCCCACTCTCCTACGTCTATGAAGCGCTTCTTGACCCACACATGCCCCACGCCTCCGGGGTTAGTGGTTAACTTCATCTGTGGTCGCAACCCTGCTTTAATGGCGGTCTGGTTCGCTGTACGGTTACGGGACTTTAGATACTTGAACTGTGTGAAGGTGAAGTGAGTCGCTTCATCCATGTAGATGATTTCAAACTCTTTCCCCTGGTAGCGGTACACGTCGTTTTCCTGCTCACAGTATCCGCACCAGATCCGTGAGGTGGCTCTACCTGGAATGTTAATCTCCCAAACGTGTTTACTAGAGTTGTACTTGCATATTTCCCTTGGGTACCATTCCAGCATTTTAAGGATGATGCTGCCTTCAAGCTCGCCCAAGGTACGCCGCAGCACTAATATGTTGATGCCCTCGTACTTTACAGCGTTCTTGAACGCATCACCAACGATGGCCGCTGACTTCCCTCCACCTGCTGCACCGCCGTATAATACTTCATCGGCCCAGTAGTTAGGATCTGTGGTGGTGTAGTGGAATAGCTTCTGCCTCTCCTGTGGTAAGTATGGGAATTGGATAACCTTACTCTTCGGCTTTGTCTGGTATGCCAATGCTGATCACCATCCCACCGCCTATGTTTTGTGTGCTCTCTCCGTTCATGAGCGCCATCTTATCGTACAACGTTCCGTAATAGGTGCTGATCTGGTTTAACGGTATATCCCTTGCTCCCTGCTTCGCTTCTTTAATCATGCTGTGACCTAGCTCCTGAGCGTCTACAAGGCTTGCCCATATGTTGTCAATCATTTTCTGCTTTTTATCTTCGCGTAAATCTTCGAGCTTGTCAGGATTTTCCTTACTTACCTTATCTACGGTTGACCATGATACGCCAACTTCTTTGGCTACAAGGTTCTTTGACTTGCCCAAGGTGAGCAGTGCTCTAATCCGCTCTTTGCGCTCATCATCGAGTGCGACTCCTGCCCCCATATCCTCACCTCCATATAATCCCGATTGTGATCCACTTGCTTTGTTACTTCCTGGCATACCTCGCAGTATAAGTCCTTAATGTGCCCGTTATGGTGTCGTCTGCCCTTCTGTCTCCAAATGTATCTGTTTGTTTTGCACTGTGGACACGTTAGCAGCGTTTGGAATAGCTTCATGTTTTACTCATCTGTATCACGTCCCTAATCTGTTTTGTGTGTTTTATTACGCATTTACGATATAAACCCCGTAATTTCGGAGACTTTATTCTCTTTAGATGACGCAATCACGTTATAACTTAGCGCATAACCTTAATTATACGCTATTTTTTCTGTTTACTTTCTGCCCATACTGACCCATCGCCCCATCTTGATTCGCCCCATGTAAATTCTTTAGGTTTCTCTTCTTTTTTAGAAGACATATCATTGCCGCTCCTTTCTGCTGGATTAGATGTGGGATCACCTCCTTCTAAGAGTGTGTCGGAGCTTTTATAAGTCCTATCCTCACTGCATCACAGTAGGCATATTCTTTAGCAAATACAGGTTCATTTATCGCCTTTTGAATATCTCGTTCCACTCTCGCCAGTTCCATCTTGAGTTGTGTCCGCTTATGTGTGAGTTCTGCTAGATTCATGTTCTAAACCTCCTTGCAAAATAAACAATAGTTTCCTTGACTGCACCAACTAGCAACAGTGGAACATGATACCATTTAAATTCCATGTTAAACATATTATCCGGCCCCCGTTTCACTGGGTTTATTCAGTCGATTGATGTATAAAGCAAAAGAGCAACGCCGTAGCGTTACCCTTGATTATGTATGCGATGTGGGCAAGGATTTGCACCTTGCATGGTAAGAGACTTTGCCATCACGCTGTCATACATATGGCTCTTACGCCTTTTGATGTACTCGTGGATTCGAACCACCACGCCCACCTAATGAGCATTAGCGTCTACCTATTCCGCCACCGCATCGCTTGAGTGCTTTATACACTCAGTAAAGGTCTACTACGCGAATCACGCGTTGGGTTTGTTTACCATAATTGTAGACCATTAATCAGGGTATAAATATATGATAAATCGCGGAGGGTCGTTAGCCCTTATGAAGATTATCAGCTTTCCTATGTCATTTTAGTATTCGCTGTTTTCCATCCGCATTAACGTTTGCGGTAGTATCTTAGCCTGTTCCGCGATTTATGTTATGTATTATTTAGGGAACCTTCGGCAGATTCCCAGGAGGAAGGATGAAGCAGCGACACAAGGGGCGGTTCGCGCGTTACCGTGTGTCACTACTTCACAATACAATCATATCACGAAACGTTTGTACTGTGTGTTACCTCTTTGTTACTCTCACTGATTAATTTCCTTGCGTATGCTTGAGAATATCCAGTCTCCGCTTCAATCTGCTTGTAACTCTTTCCTTCAAGCCTTTTGCACTTTATTACATTTACAGTTCCGGTAAACTCATTCATGTACACTTCCATTTGCACCTTAATCATTTCCACTCGGGTTGTCGCTTCTACAGCTTCGTGAAGCCTTGCTGCGGCTCTGTCCACCATCTCTAGCCCTTTATCTAGATCAATGTGACAGTACACGCTGCTGGGCATTTCACCTTTCCAAGTGTATTGCAAAGCGGCTTCCCATTGCTTCCGTAGTTCTAACTCGCGGAGCTGCAATATTCTCAGCTCCGCGCATGTGTCGGTGTAACTCTGTTTCCAGTCCATGTTGTACCCTCCCCTTGGGCGATATGGATTATAGTTTTATTTCTTCCCCTTCTTCACACTCGTTGCACCAGATTGTTAACCCTTTTTCGTCAAGGATTAAGCTGGTGTCGTCACCTCTACATATGTGACAAATCACTGCAAATCTGTCCAAATTATGATTGTCCACGCTCTTTTCCATTTTGTTTATCCTCCCCTTGGATAGATGGATTTAGTTTTTATAATGCGTTGAAAATGTTCCGTATTCATCCATTATTTCATTTAAACTAATCGTCCGAATCTCAGCGTAATCAGTATGCTTAACACTTTCGCCTGGCACATCATCATGTTCGCGAGAAAAGTCGTTTGAATGCGGCGACTTTATGAATCCAACGGTTTCAAGCTCGTTTACCGCTGTATCAATATTGTCAAAAACGCCAACGATGTCCTCCTCATATTGTTCATACTCTCCATGAGACCTGATGATAACGTATAATTCCATTTGTTAACCCTCCCCTTGGGTTTATGGCTTATACGCTTGTTGCTTTTTGTGGTACTGATACCAGTTGCCAATCTCCAGCAATTGTATCTTGTTGGCTTGCGTTCCATGGTATGCACGTACCTCCTGCTGTTTTCAGTAGCAAAAAATCTTCGATTTTGAGGAAATGTCCATTCACGTTGAATCCCAAATGATCAATTTTTGAATCCGCTTCATCAATTAAGTGGTCTTCAAACTGTTCCTCTGTACAGTTGATCATAAAATCAGACTTGGAAAAAAGGAATATAAACATACCCTTGCCGTTCCATCCTTCTCTTGCTACTTCTTTTCCCTGTTTTGCTAACTCAATCGCTTGACCAAAGTTCATTTCCATATCTCCCTTATTTTTATTTATGGCTCGTCCAGTTTGTTATAGATTGATTCTCGTTTAAAAGACTTCGTTTGGCGTGAGTTCGAGTGCTTCGACTCTTTTTCTGAGATCTTCGAACTCTTCCCGTGTAACTGTCTCTCTATCCACTGTTGGTGGCGCAGTAACCAGTCCAGCGGTTGTGCTGTCTTCGTCTTGAATGGGAGGCACCGTAGGTTCTACAGGTTGTTCCGCCATCTCCAAAACCCCTGTGCTATCTGCACTAACTTGTTGCGTGGCTTCGTACTCGGTTCGAAACGTATCGGCCTCAGCCTGTGTGACCTCCCGGTACTTGGTTTTGTGTAACCAAGAAAATGTGATCGTTTCCCCCGTCTTCGCAAGCTCTGCCTTGTATTGGCTCTGTGCGGGTTTGTGATCTTC